CCCCTATAAACTAAGGTGGGGCGGGCCTATAGTCAGATAACCCCCTCCGAAATTTATCCAATTTTTCATCCCCCCTCTCTCAGTTTTTCTCATTTATCCTAGTAGTTATGCCCGCTTTCTAGGGCTCTACAGAGCCATTTCTAGGATTTTGTCACAAAATGGTTGTCACAAGTGTCTATATTCTTAAGGGGTTTTCCTCCTGAGAATCTTAGGCGAAGCCCTAAGGAGACTTAGAAAGACGTTAGGATTAAGAAGTTATATGATTATCCTCTTTAACTAAGAAGTTAAAGAGGTGTTAAGAAGAAATTACTAGGTTATTATTAGTTAAAAGGAGAGAAATAATGGCTAAGAGATATAAGACACCTGAACAGATGGATAAAGTAGTAGATGATTATGTAGCTACTTGCCAGATTAATGATGAACCTCTCACTCTGACAGGACTTGCTCTCCATTTGGGATTTGCTTCTAGAGAAGCTTTGAATTATTATACCAAGTTTCCTGAGTTTGTAGACAGTGTTAAGAGAGCAAGGACTCTTGTGGAACATCAATATGAGAAAAATCTTTCAAATAGGGGCACTTCCCCTGTAGGTTCTATTTTTGCTTTGAAGAACTTTGGATGGAAGGATAAGTATGAGGTAGATCCTTCAGATGATTTTGTAGATGCTCTCTTTGAGTTGGTAGATAAGAATAAGAATAAAGGTGAGGAAGAGGAGTAAATGCCTCCTAGACATAGACAAACTACAGAGTTCAAACAAGCCCTAGCTAGATTTAAAGATCAGAAATGGAGACTAAATAATCTTTATAATATAGTGAATGACGAAGGGTTTGTTGTTCCTTTTCAAATGAATGAAGCACAGGAGTGGTTATATGACAACCTACATACCTACAACATCATTCTTAAATCCAGACAGTTGGGCTTTACTACTTTCATTGATCTTTATTTTCTTGATAAGCTGATATTTAATTCTAACACAGAAGCTCTCATCATAGCTCATAAAATTGATGATGCTATGAAGTTTATGAGAAGGAAGATTAGGTTCCCTTACACCCATCTTCCAGAAGCTATAAAGCAGAAAGTTAGGATTAAGAAAGACAGTGAGGGAGAGATTATTTTCAGTAATGGGAGTAGCATAGGTGTAGCTACTTCAGCAAGATCTGGTTCATATCAGCTTCTTCATATTTCAGAATTTGCTAAGATATGTACTAAAGAACCAGAGAAAGCAAGAGAAATTGTAACAGGTTCTATAGAAACTCTAGCCCCTGGAATGGAATTATTCATTGAATCAACAGCAGAGGGGAGACATGGGTATTTCTATGACTATTGCAAGATGGCTAAAGACAGAGAATTGTTGAAACAGCCTCTGAATAAACAGGAATTTAAATTTCATTTCTTTGGTTGGTATTTGAAAGAAGCTAATAGGCTTCCTGCTTCAGATGATGTAGTTTTCCCAACTCATTTACAGGAATATTTTGAACACCTAGAAGCTCAGGAAGGGGTAAAGCTTGACAGAGACCAGAAATTCTGGTATATGAACAAGGTTAATACTCTTGGAGAACTTGTAAAAAGAGAACATCCTTCCACTCCTGAAGAAGCTTTTGAAGAAAGCATTAAGGGGGCTTATTTCGCTAGAGAATTTGACAAAATTAGAATGGAGAAGAGGATAACTAGAGTTCCTGTAGAAGAAGGAGCTGAAGTTCATACAGCTTGGGACTTGGGAATGCATGACTCTACTGCCATTTGGTTCTTTCAGAAGATAGGGAAAGAGATTAGACTAGTTGATTATTACGAAAATCATGGAGAAGGTCTGGGTTTCTATAGAGATATTCTAGAAGAGAAAGGATATAGATATGGAAAACATTTAGCTCCTCATGATATTTCAGTGAGAGAATTAGGTAGTGGAAAAAGTAGATTAGAGATAGCTGAGAATCTAGGAATTAAATTCACCATCATTCCTAAAGTTGGGAATAAACAAGATTCTATTCAGGCTGCTAGAAATCTATTAAATATTTGTTGGTTTGACCAAGAAAAGACAGATGAAGGAATTAAGCATTTAGAGTCATATAGAAAACAATGGAATGATAGGCTAGGGACTTGGAAAGATGCTCCTCTCAGAGATGAACATACACATGGAGCAGATGCTTTTCAGACATTAGCTCTTGGTTATGACACAACTTCACCAAAGAAAATAGTTAAGGCAACTTCCGCTGATAGACGAAAGAGGTGGAAAGCTGCTGTTGGGATGTAAATATGGAAGAATATGGTACTCCTCAGAAAGAATCTCCTCCACTTGGATATAAAAGTGCAGGAGCTTTGACAAAAGAAGAAGAAGAACAAAAAGAGTTAGAAGATATTGAAATAAGTTCTTCTGTTTCAGAGCTTGCTTCTTATATTCAGAAATGTTGGCAAGCTGCTAAAGATGCTAGAGAAACTTCAGGAATAGATAATAGACTCTATCAATGTCTTAGACAAAGAACAGGAGTGCATGATCCTGAAATTTTAGCAGCCATAGAAGAGAAAGGTGGAGGTTCTAATGTTTATATGATGCTGACAGATGAGAAGTGTTCTGCTGCTGAGAGTTGGTTGGAAGATATTCTCATGCCAGCAGATGATATACCCTTTGGGGTAGAATCTACTTCTCGTCCAGAACTTTCTCCTGAACTATCTGAAAGAGCTGAACAGTTGGTTATGCAGGAGCATCAAAATATTTTAGAACAACAAGGTGTAGAACCTTCAGAAGAAGTGATGATAGCAAGACAAGATGCTATCATGGAAGATTTAAAGGTTAAAGCCTATCAAAAAGCTAGAAAAGAAGCTGAAAAACTAGAAAGAGAAATAACTGATATTCTTGAGTCAGCTCAATGGAAATATCAGTTTAAAGAATTTTTATATTATTTCGTTACATTTCCGGTAGGATATCTGAAAGGTCCTGTTCTGAGAAATAAACCTCAGATGGTTTGGGCTCCTGAAGGGCCTGTAGTAGAAGAAAGGGTTTGTAAGGAGTATGATGTTCCTTCTCCTTTTGACATCTACCCCTCTCCTAATGCTAGAACAATTAATGATGGCTACCTCATTGAGGTCCATAGACTCACCAGAAGCGACTTGTATTCACTCATTGATGCTGATGCTGGGTGGGATGAAGATGCTATTAGGGAAATCTTGGTTCAACATAAGGATGGAATGCTAAGTGATTGGCTTTCTATCAACGAGAACACAAGAGAACAACTGGAAGGTAGAGGTCGTAAGGAATTAGACCCTGAAGGGAAGATAGAAACTCTCCAATTTTGGGGAGATATATCAGGGAAGAAACTCATTGATTGGGGCTTTGATGAAGAAGATGAGGGTCTAATCATTGAGGAAGATAGGGATTATCAGGCTGAAGTGTGGCTCATTAATAACAAGGTTATTAAAGCTACCTTAAACCCAGATCCTATTGGAAATAAGCCTTATTTTAAAGCTTCTTTCAGAGAGCTTTATGGACAATTCTACGGAATTGGATTACCTGAAATAATTAGAGATAGTCAGATGATGTGTAATGCTTCTGCTAGAAATCTGGCAGATAATATGGCTATCGCTTCAGGCCCGCAAGTTGGTGTTGATGTCTCACTGATGCCGGAAGGTGAAGACTATGAACACATATTTCCGTGGAAAGTCTGGCCATTTGATTTGAGTTCTGGAATGGCTAGTGCAGGAGGAAGGCAACCTGTTTGGTTTTTCTATCCACCTTCTCTTGCAAAGGAACTCTTAGCTGTGTATCAACATTTCTCACAGGAAGCTGATACAAAAAGTGGCATCCCACGTTATTCTTATGGTAGTAGAGAGACTGGCGGCCCCCTCTCCACTGCTAGTGGATTTAGAATGATGATGGATAATGCTGCTAGGGGTATTAAGAAAGTTGTGAGAAATATTGACCAGGGAGTTATAACCCCCACAGTGAGCTATCTTTTTCATTGGCTTATGCTCTATGAAGAAGGTTTTGCTCAGAGATATAAAGGGGATATAAAAATTGTTGCAAGAGGAAGTTCTGCTCTAGCTACTAAGGAACAGAAACAAATTATGCTTCATGAGATACTCTCCTTAGTTCTCAGCAGTGAGGATTTAAGAAGTCTAGCAGGACTCAATGGAGTTGCTGACATTTTCAGGAAACTCCTCCAAGGAACTGATGTAGGAGTAGATGATGTTGTTCCTTCTGATGAACAGATTCAGATTATGGAACAACAGAGACAAGAAGAAATGCAGAGACAACAGCAGATACAAGAGCAGATGGCTATGGAACAGCATCAAGCTCAGGTAGGAATGCAGAGGTCTCAAGCAGAAAGTATGTTAAGGAATACTGATGCTCAACAAGGTAGATAAGAAAACAGCTCAAGCTCTTATGCAGCTTGACATGAATTCAGATTGGCAAGTAGTTGAAAAATGGTTATTGGAGAATCAGGAGAGAATAATAGGTATGTTAATATCTCACACTGATCCAGTAATCATGAATCAACTACAAGGTGGATTACAGGTAATTCGAGATTTTCTGAATAAGAAAAACGAAGCACCTGTTGTTTATAAGAAATCTAAATAAGGAGTCTATATGGACATACCTAAACATATTAGGGATGGAGCTGAGAGAGCTAAACAACTTCATAAAGAACATTATGGAGACCCTGAAGAAAAAGAAGTAGAAGAGCAGGAAGAAGAACTTCAAGAAGATTCTTTTGAAGAAGAAGAAGAAGAATCAAAAGAACAAGAAGAAGTCAAAGACGAAGTTAAAGAAGAGCCTGTTAAAGAAGAGAAGAAAGACCGAACTGAAGACATAGAATATTGGAAACAAAAGTTTAGAACCCTTGAAGGGAAATATAATGCAGAAGTTCCAAGATATGCCAGTGAGGTTAGAACTCTTAAACAGGAAATTAGAGATCTAAAAAGTCAGGTTGATAAGAAAAAGGAAGAACCACCTCCTTCTAAATATAAAGGAGAGATTGATCCTGAAGCTTATGATGAGTATGGAGATGATATGAAGAAACTAGCTGAAAGAGTTTCTAATCTTCTTCATCAAGTAGATTCTTTAAGTCAAGAAAATAAGAAGTTGAAAGAGCAGGTAGGGGATGTATATAAAGATTATACAAAGACTTCTTATAATTCTTTCTTGGATCAAGTGAAAGCAAAACTACCTGCATTTGAAGAACAGGACCAAGATCCAGATTTTCTACAATGGGTAGAAGATAGAGGAATTGATCTTGCTACTGTTGGTAAAAATCGGGATGTGGAGAGAGCTGTTAAGATTTATAAGGATTACGCTAAACTAAATAATCCTAAGTACTTACCTGAATCAGAACAACCTAAACCTGAAGTGAAAGAAGAACCAGAGGTGGAAGAAGAACCTAAACCTAATAAAAAGGTTAAGAAACAGGTTTCTCCTCCTCGTTCTCGTCCAAGTCCTCCTACGGAGAATAAAAATAATTGGACACGAGATCAGATAAGTCAGGTTTATAAAGATATTCAATCAGGAGTATATAGTGAAAAGGAAGCTTATAAATTGAAACAGCAGATATTTAAAGCACAAAAAGAAGGAAATATTAGTTAAGGAGATGTAAAATGGCTATTGGAACTGCAGCGGGTCATCCGCAATATAGTGGGAATTTTATTCCTGAAATTTGG